TTCTAATGTGTTCTTTATTTTCTGTTTCAGTCAATGCCTTAGACCAAAACCTGACTCTTCCTATAGAGCCAGAAAATTTTACCACTTGTGCATGAGGTGAAACGGAGCTATCGTTCAAGCCGGCTGCAAGGGTTGCCATTTCAGTGTTTCCAAACTGTAAAAATGATCCTGAAACATTGACTTGTGTTGAACCGCTTGAATAATAGCTTCCCGTTCCAAAACTTGCAGTCATATATTGTGTTGAAAATGTTTCAAGTATTCCATTGTTTTGCTTTCCTGCTCTGAGGAAATAACTAGATGACAGTGCACTGATTCTTTCTCTACCATAACAAATATGCCAGATGTCTCCGTCAAAAACATCTGTACCAGTAAGATGTAATTCAAATCCCTTTCTGGTGCTATCAGTTGCGCGGTGGAAAACAGACAGTGAGCCGGTCTTAGAAGTATCATCTGTGGTGCCTACACCAATACAATTTGCCAGTGTAACTGTACCCAGCGAACCTGTTGCACATACTCTGTTTAAAGACATTGACGAAATTATTCTTGGCTTTTGAGGCTTAACCATAAACTCAACTGACCATGATCCACTTGTAAAAAACCCGTCCCAATCCCAATTTGATATACCATGTGGTGGGTATCTATCTTTTTCGATCATCGTCCCCTTAGGAATTGGTGTTCCTATGGCTGTTCGACTTCCACTTAAAAATGGGCTTCTAATTAAGCTTCCACTTGACACCTGTAAAAGCAAACTGGTGTCATTTCTAAATGTTCTGTTGTCATTAATTCTTAATTCTTTAGGGCCGCCTGATTCTCGGAACCTAAACATAGTATCAGGATTGATTCCGGTAGCGCGCATGACAGATTTTATTCCGTGGATTGTTCCCTTAGATCTGACGGCATCTTGGACATTTAATAATATTCTTCTCCAAATGACAGACTGAATTTTAGCTAACGTCATATCAGACGCTTTAGCATCCATCGTTATATTCTGCCCGCGGAGATATTGCCCTACAGTCGCTTCAGAAAACATGTTGGGAAGAGAAATTCCATAATATTGTGCAAAGAACGGAAGCATTGTATCTGCAATTGTTTCATTGTCGTCATAACTCAATGAAAGCAATCTACCGAAGTGGTCCGTATAAAGTTTAATTTCATCAAAAAACTTTGCCCAGATAAACAACAGTGAAGCGATCAATTGTGGTGACCCAGGATCACCGCCACCTGGAAAATCAATTGTACTGGAATATTGTTCTCCTAAACCTGCCCGGGCGTTAGAATAACCCATGGCAGCTGCTTCTTCTTCCAAGTAATGTCTTGGAATCATCTTGGTGATCAAGTTTGGATTGTTTGCATCATAAAGTGATGCAGATGACAATAGTATCCTGTTTAATGATACTACTTTCTCTTCTTCCGGAAATAAAACTGGACTTAATTCTACGGCTTCGTTTGGCATAGGAGCAATTAAGCTTCTTCCACCAAAATTCTTTTCCCTTAATGATGATGTGAAATTCGTAACTTGTGCATGAAGAGAATTTCCAGATGAATCAAGGATGACCTTATTATTAGTATAAGATCCAGTTGGCTCATTGAATTTGTAATAAAGAAGCATGTCACTCGAATGGCCGAGTGTTCCAGAAATCATTTGCTTTATCTGTGTCGTATTCTTAATTTTATTATAAAATCTAAAATCGTCTAGTGTACCTGACAATGTCGTTACTGGTTCAAATTTCGACGAATATGTACCAAGATAATGACTTGATCCTGAACCTATCGTTATATTTGCAGCTGCAAATTCCAGCCGTCCAATGCCAACTGTTTGTGATGATGTTGCCGCCAGAATACCATTTTTATAAATTAAAAGTTGAGGATTTTCATTTACGGTTCTTGTGAGCATTGCTGTGCAATGTTGAAATTTTGTTGCAGACTTTTCAAATTTAGCACTAGCGCTCATTGCCATACTACCACTTGAAAGCATAAAAATAATGTCGGCCGTGGGAGACGACGCGTCTGAAGCACTCAAGACAACTGAAAAACCATGGTCGGTAAGGAGTTTTTGAGTTATAATCGAATTATTGTTTGCACGATCGGGGATATTAATATGAAATGCACAAGTGAATGGTGACGAACTGAAATTAACAATTGGTTGAGCATCTGTTCTAGAGCTGATTGTAGGGTATAAAAAACCAGCCTGATCAACGGCACTGATAAATGTACCTAAGTTAGGAGAGAAACCAGCTAATGGATCTTCACCTTTTACCGTTCCAGAAAAGTGTAAAAAACCTTTGTACTTAGGCCAGAGTGAATCATAAACATACCTTTCATACCCAGTTAAATTATCCAAAAAATCAGTGACATCACCGTCAGAACTGTCAAATGGAAAAAAGTTGATTATCGAATCAAACGCTATATTGACTTTACTTTCTGCAGAATCGAAAAAAGTATGTCTTTGAAATTTACTCCAGTCTAGCGGAATCTGCTGCGTTGATTTTAGTGCAGATCCTGGTGTTGAAATATCAAAACTGCTTGTTGTAATCGAACCAGAATAAGCACCAAACCCTTCAAAGCTCGATTTTGCCGATGGTGAAGTAAACTCAGTTACTGTGCTAGTGCTAAACAATCCAGTTTTAGCAAATGTGACTGTCTTTCTTGCCATTATTCAACTCTAAATCCTTGTCCTACCGCCAAGAAAACTTGTTCTTGACCATAATCCTTTAATAATAAATCTATAACATAACTGCGGCCGCGGGGTAAAACTTCTGTTCTAAGTTGAAAATATAAACCATTTTCATCAGAAGAGAGTTTTGTTGCATTATTCGTTGTTTCAAATGGAATCACTACCTGACCTGTATCAAGGTCCCTAATACGATAATATGCATTTTGTAAAATAGTGCTTTTTAATCTATATGGTATTTTATAAGCTTTTTGAACTGTATTATTGTCTGTTACAAAAAACTGAATTTTTAAAATTTCATCGTGCTGCATTCTGGCCGGGAGCGTAACTGCCTTTATAATAAAATTGGCTGGATTTGCAGTGTAGTTAGTTGTGATTGTTCTTTTCACTTCAAGCGAACCAGTGTAAAAACCAACTGTCTCATCGTTTGAACACCAAATGGCATCAAATGTAATTGAGCCGCTAGTGTTTGCAAAATCTAATATTGTTTCATTTGTGGTATTTACAACTGTTGCATCCGATAATGATACCGCAATGGATGCCGAATATAGACCAGTTATAGCGGTGTCGTCCGTACCTTTAGTTATTTGATGTACGGAATACGTCTTGCTGTAATCATCCTTTTCAAGGCGTAACAACATACAACTGGCACCTGTAATTGCCGATGCTGCTGCACCAGACACAAAATTTGCCCGACTACCTCTAATAAAATTGTTCAGATATAAAGATCCGGTATTGTCAAAAACAAAACCAGCTGCAGAATCAGTTTGTGAATCATCATACATAATATGAAGTGATGGCTTCTTAAGGAGGTTTGATGATTGAACACTGGCGAAACGCTTTACAAATCTAGACTTTTTATCTTGCTCTTCGCTTCCAGTAAAAGAAAGTCTAAAACCATGGTCCGGAATCTTGCCATCGAGTGTCGCGGAGATTATTGTGGTTACGTCAATGAATAAATCTTCTGTTCCTTTCACGAATTTCTGGGATGGTGCTAATGAAGTTAAGGCACCGTCAATTGATCCTGAAACAATATAATCAATGTTGTCTGAATCAAGAAGACCACCTTTGTTTGCACCTGAAAGATACCATGCAACAGGAGAAGAATTAGATACCGATGCTGTATAAAAATTTGCTGAATCTAAATCAGCAAATGATGCCAAATCTCTACCATAACCTTCTCTAAAAGACTGTGACAATGGAGCAACAAACATAGTAAAATTAGAAGGTACTGCAGTCCCTCCTAACAGGTTATAAAGCTTCATTTTTACCTTGAACGAACTATCATTAATGTCGATAACCGAACCTGTTAATGCTTTCAGCGGAGAAAGATCAAATTTAATCAAGCCTCTAGATATTTCAGCAGAACCTGTAACACCGTTCAGTGGCGTTTCATCATAAAGCTTAAAAATATCAATCGTTCCAGCTTGCCCTACGTTTGCATCGGATGCCGAAAAAGCGCCGTCGATAATTTTATTTGTTACGTAAGTGTCCTTACTTCCTGTGTAAATTAAGTACATTACTCTGCACTCCCGATAATATCAAATGTAGAATTCTTGAGTTCAAAAATCGATCCAGCCGGCCCTACAACCATTCCTTTAAACAAATTAGATTGAATGTCATAGGTGTAGGAGCTATATTCTCGGTCACCGATACGACCTGACAGATTATATAGGATTAGCTTCTGCAGTGAAAGAACACCGTTAACATTGATAATTGCATTAATAAAGTCTGCTTCAATCAATGGTTGATCTATTTGATATGAGTCCGTAGCAACCACCTTACCAAGAACAGAATTAATAGAAGCCATAACACTCGATTTATTTGCGTCAGGTGTTGTCACAATAGAATATTCAATTCCATAGTTTATAACTGTAGCATCGAGAACGTCAAGTGCATCAGAAATGAGCCTGAATTCATTTAAGTACGTCGACAAATTTCTCTTTAATGAATCAGGGCTTGTCGTAAGCTCCCCTTTTCTATTTCTGCTTATAACAAAAAGTTCAGAAGCAAGAGGGTTTCTTGCACTCTTTCTAACTGACGCTCGATATACCCTACCAAACTTGGATGGAAGTGTATAGATACGAGCGAGGAGATCATCCTGGGTAACAATTCTTGACTGTTGATTTCTAGACTGTGCTATTTGTGATTGTATATCACGTATCGAAGGAGCTCGAAGTCCACCAGATGCAGCCGCTGGGTTTCTAACATCTAGTGAATTTACCACTGCGCTTGATTCAATTGCACTGGTTGATTTTGGAAATATAATTTTTATACGATCTACTTTATTTATAGTGTTAGCTGGAACATTGTGGTTTTGACCACCACCGGCTCGGTATAGAATTTTTAAAGTTGTATTTGCCGGAGAAATACCAAGAGTTTGTGTTTTTAGCAATTTTTGAGGATCTATTGCAAAACGGGTAAATGTTGTCCTGCCATAAAGTGGGAGCGCCAGCTCTGATGGATCTGGTATTGCATCATTGTCAGGAATATTTTCATCACCTCCGCCAAACTGCACTGTCGTCATTCTAGAATTTATGTTGGTTTCAAGTGTAAACCGTCGGGCGGCTGATACCACTTGAAGAAGTGACGGTACTTCTCCAGAATCAATCATTAAATTTTTTGTTCGCTTAAACGCAGTATTTTGAGATAGAAAGTCAACTTCATAATAGTGATTCTCATCGCTATCTGTTATTGCCAAAACTTCAGAAACATCTTTTTCTTTAAGCGTAATTTTTCTAAAGGCCCTGGTCGCACCCAGGGAAAAAGTTTCAGTAACAAGTTTTCCAGAAACTGCAGGAACCACCCTTGATAGAATAAACCTCGATGGATTTCGGGCTGCGTCAAGCTGAGACGTTGAAGTTTTTGCCATTAAAGAACCATCGACATTTTTTTCTGCAAAGTCAACATCTTCAGCTATTGTGAAGGTAACTCCGGTTGTTGATTTAAAAGTGGTACCTTCTAGAATTAAAGGAAGCTGATTTGGGTTGGGCACATATTCACCAAAGACTGTGGCGGCGCTAACTTCAATAAAAACATGAAGATCAGTAGATGCCGGCGAGGCACCAATAATTTTTACACCTGCATTTCTTGCGTGTGCAGCAATATTCTGAGTGTTTGTTGCTGTTTCTGGTTGGAGTTCATTATACTGATAGTCTAAGAAGAAGCTCATGCTGTCGCCAACATATGCAGCTAACTCGACAAACATACCACCTAAGCTAGCTTCTGAAAAGTCGGCATTTTGCTTAATGAAATAATTTCTGGCATATCGGGTTAAATCTGCTTTGAACGACGCGAAATCTTTAGCAAGATAACTTCTATCTTGCATTCTTGTAGTATCACTTATTTTTTTTGACATGTTTTATCACTCTATGCTATCGTACTCAATGTAACTGACAGTTCCTGCTCGGTTATACCTGCTGATGGGATTGAATATTTTACGTTAATTTTCACAACCGTCACGCCTAAATCAGGTGGCGAGGGAAGTTTTTCAAGTTGCATTGTGCTCAGCGCAACATAAGGCATAAACATCTTAACTGCAGCGTTAATGCGTGCCATGACTTCAGATTCGAATCCCTTCGTGCCATATTCTGCCAATATTGACTTTAGGTTTGCACCAAAATTTGGATTCATTACTCTTTCGCCGCGGTTGGTCAACAAAATATTCTTTAAGTTGTCATACGTAGAATCTTCTAAATTTGTGTTCATAATAAAAAGTTCAGATGTTTTTTCAGACAGGCGTAATGGTGTACGCGGGTTGAAATTGATCGTAGTCTTCTCAAAAGTAGCAGTTTCATGCTCACGCAAGGTTGGTAATGTATCACCTACAGATCCAAAATCAAATGTTGCTGACGTTGACATAGCATCTCCACAATTTAATTATTCCATTTAGAATTTCAGCACCTAACTTAACTCCCCTTCTCCACTTGCTGCTTTGGTCATGTTTGTCGTTGCTGGGAGTGGTGACGCAGCAGTACCGACAAGGACCATGTATCCAGTAACGACCTGACCGGCTATGATTGTAACATCAGTTTCAACAATTGCAGTTAATGCAAATAAATGAATTGCTGTATGAATATCAGTTGCAAGCGTCTCAAGTGAAGACCCGGATTCACCATTTATTTTTGCATTGTTATACGCAGTCTCTATATCAGCTTTTAATGTATCAACATCACCAGATTCAAATCTAACAATACCTTCACCTGTACCTGTGCCTGGTGAAGAGACTGAACCTGCTGGATTTGCCGTGCCGGCGGTGGCGTTTGTTGGTTGGCCACCGTCTGCAATAACTGCGGTTATCACCGTCGGAGAGATCATGTAAACATGAACCGCAGCAGCAACATCTTGGGCTAACTTAGGTATTGGATCAGAACTGCCACCGGTTTCGGCAGCTTCTCGAAATGCGGTATAAAGACTGTCTTGCAGCTCTCCAACCGCCAAATCCTCCAAATGACCATCGCCAGATCCTGTGCCGTCAGCCTGGGTAGTACCTCCAACAGTATCGCTCTGCCCTGTATCAATTGTTACGGACGTTGTTACAACCGCTTGAGAATAATAAGAATCTACGGCGGAGCCCATATCATTACCTAATGTCTGCTGGGTGCTATCTCCATTTTCAGGTTGGGAACCATTCGTCACTGCGTTATTATATGCTGCTTCTATGCCACCCAATAAGCCACTCACAGCACCACCTAATGACATAACTACTCTCCAAAAATTCTTTCAGACTTTAACGTTTCAATCTCACTCTTTCTAGTCGCCACTTCTCCCTTTAATGTAGCAGCGGCTTCTAAAATTTGAGGTGAAGGATTACCATAACCCGGAGTGACATGTGTGTTCAATGTATCACAAAAGGCATCAATGTTATCCAGAATTGCATTGAGTAAATCTTCAAGTTGTTGGTACCTAACATATGGTTGTACATGCACTGCATCATCTGGACCGGCAGTGGATTCATCTTTACCACCATCATCAAAATGACGGCCCAAAAATATTCTTGATCCACTAATCTGAACTGTTCCATCTGGTAACAACATTACCGCGGCGAGATCGTCATCCTTGGTTCCCTCCTTGATTATTTTAATACTGCCATTAATTTCAGGGTTTCCAACATCGGGAAAATACTCATCCTCCAATTGTTTTCTAGCAATGATCCTGACTTCATCGGACTTTGCAATAATATAAGCTGACTCTGACACTGGCTGGACTGACCCAGTTACAATTGCCGCAGGCAGTCTATTCAGTTCGTTTATCAGGTTAAAATTTTTGTCACCATCTGTTTTCATTGACACATAAATTCTAGATGCATCGACATCAAAATCTAAATCGCCTGCCAGGGGGTTTGGAAGCTCGTCTTCTTTGTTTAGTTCAAAATAGCTACGTGAATTTAATATTGTCTTAATGCCAGTTCGCTTTGGATCAGGACATTTAGTGGTTCGAGTCGTTCCATCTGCTGTAATATAACGAGATCTACCGGTGACTAAATCAATTGTTCCAGAAAAGCTTTTTGGAGGGACCTCTGCAGAGCTAGCTGACAATTCATTTTCTGGCGTACTGAGTAAACCACTTGAAAACCCTCTGTCTTGACCAAGCCACATTAAAGCATTATTGCTGGCCTGAAGTACTAAATCACCAGGGCGCTTTACAAAACCAGGAACCGGTTCTTCGATCGTGAAAGTATTTGCAGAGCTTGCTGAATAAATTTTGTCGAAAGGATTGGGCTTTGTTCCGTCAACTCTCTTTGACTTAGTTTTTCCAACGGGTCCCAATATATCGGCACCGCCGGCCGTATTCAGAAAGCTAGGCAAAGTACTCAATTCGGTGTTTTCAAGAGGCGGCTGTGATGCTCTATCTGCAGTTGATACAGTTGCTTTATTATCTGAAGGGTCGTCAGGCATTTTGCTTGCATTACGAAATGCATGTGTAAAATTCACATCTGCAGTTGTAACAGCGGAAGAGATTTTGCAGATCCAATATGCATCATCACCAGAAGGCTTAGAAAGTGGAGGTGACGCAATCCACACAGCTTCGCCAGACTTGACTGGAATGCTTAAATGATCAGGGAAAAACGGATATGCAACTAGTGGTTCTTCATCCGCTGCTGCACCATAAAGTCTTACAATGCACGAATTAGGTGGTGCGTTCTCTAATCTTGGAGTGGTGGGAATACCCCACACGGAGGCCATTCCACCGGGTGTGTTTATCTTCGGATCTAATATAACATCTAAGACAATAGCCTTAAATAACGAACTTCCACCGCCTAAAGCATTTTTCTGTCCTTCGTCTGCCACTTTTCACTCCGAAATTTTGGTGAAGATGTCATCAGGATCTATTCTGCTTGAATGTTCTTCAGCCTTAGAAACAAGTTCTGCAAGCTTTAATAATTGTTCATTTGATCTATTCATTCTCTCGAGGTACTTAGTCAAAATTGGGCCGATAGTAACATGCTCATTTGTTTGCATCGCAGTAAATGCTTCGCTAAATAAAATTTCTGCATTTACTCTATCGCGGAGGGCATTTTCGTATATTTCCTTCCACAACAATTTCTTCTTGTCTGTTGTATTAACAAGATCTTCAAGTAATTCAGAAAACGCATCAATCTTTTGTTGTTGTTGTTCATGCTTTTGTTTTAGATCTTCATAACTCAAAACATTACCTCGCCCTTAATCTGTCTATATAACCTTCTAATAGTTGACATTGATGTTGACAATTGCTTAGAATTTAAACCAGATATTTCCCTAATATAAACATATATCGCTCGCTTATTTAGCAAGTCTAATTCATCTATCTTTTCAAATACCACCATCACGGCATTTATACACGCAACATCATTGGCATTGACTACTTTCGTTTTAAGTATTTTTAAAATTTCAGTTATTTCGCCGCGGCGCTCGGCAGAAATCATTATGTCTTCAGGCGCTTCTGCTAGTTGATAGTTTACAATCGCATGTCTATCTGCCATGCTAAATGACTCAAGTTCATGAATTGGATAAGAATTATCATGAACCTTCTTCTTCTTACGGGTATTTAAGATAAGCCAATTTTTGGCAACTACATTAAAATATGAAAATGCTTTAGATCCTTTCGACGCGTCGAATTTATAGAGTGTTTCATATAAAAATGTCACACAGTCATTTTTTAAACTACCAAAATCATGCCTGCCCTTTGCAAAACCATAAATCAATATAAGGTTTTCTGCAAGTTTATCAAATGCAGGCATAATATCTTTTGTATAAAGCTCTGACTTTTCTTTAATTGTTTCAGCCGCCTGAAATTTTTCAATTGCTTTCTGTGTGTCAGCTGTAAAATATAACTTACTTGGTCCTGGCTTTCTTTTGATTCGACGACGAGTGATTTTTTTCTTCATTGTTGCAACTCAGCTTCTTCTTCAATATTTCCCAGCATCGACGCGACCCTTAACACTGAATTTCGACAATCATTTATATCATTATGAACCTGTCTAATCTGTGGTGAATCATAAAAAAGAGGTATATCTAAAACACCAGAAATTGATGCATACTTGCTATCTAAAATTTCAATAGATGCTTCAATTTCATCGACCATGTTTAAAATTATGACTGCATGTTTGTAATTGTAGTATAGTGACACTGCCAGCATGGCTAGAAGTAATATACACATAATCACAAGAGTTGTCTGCATTATCTTAAGTGCTCACTCATTAAAGAATTCCAATAATCTGCTATGCTTTCAAATGAATGTGTTTCCTTTAGTTTCTCAGATAGGTCTTTAGCCCATTCTACTGGTTTGTCATTTTGTTCTCTAAATTTTCTCACTTTTCTCTTAAAATCTTTTTCATCGACTTCAGCCCACTTTGATCCCTCAACAAAAATCTGTCCGTCAATTTTTGCTTCATTAACTGCTTGGAGCTTATAATCAAAATTAATCCATTTTCCTGTGTTCAAAAAATCTCTATGACCAGACCAATTTGTAGCAAGCACCGGTAATCCGGATGCTGCGGCTTCTAAAAGTGGTAATCCATATCCTTCACCGCGGGTTGGGGCAACCAGCGCTTTTATTTTATCATTCTTATAAAGACCTGCGATTTCGTCTTCTGTCATTGCTCCATGAAGCAAATAAACTGGAATGTCGAGCCCAAGTTCTCTCACCACCTTTATAAGCATATTTCTGCAATGCTTTCGATCAATAGATGTATTTCTACCGTGGTTTGTCTTTAAAATAATTCCAACGTCTGGATCACCGCTAAATTCTTCCGCAAGCCAACGGAGAGCGAAAAATGTATTTTTACGATCCATAAAGGCATTTCCGCCTGTAATCTGACCAAATACTAAAAAGTTAAAATTAGTTCGAAGATTTAATTCGTATGGTGTAACATCATTGGAAAGTATTGAGTCCGGAAACGATTCAGGTATAACTGCAATAGGTGTTGTGAGAACACCTGATCTTTCTATTGTTTGCTTAGTGTGATGCGAAGGTACCACAATTAAATTCATTGTGTTACAGCACTGTATCCATGATGGATTGCAAATATCAGTTTCAACAGCAGCAGTGACACCCACGTTAAACCTTGCTAAGTTCGGATCCCACTCGTTGGGAAGCTGAACTTGAAATGACACGTCAAAGTTATAGGCACCATCCATGGCTATTGACTCTGTCATTATCTTTCCAATCATGCCATTTTCATGTGAAGGATTAATATACCACGGTGTAATACCCCATGGTAAAATCTGTGTCTTCAATGTATGATCTGTATGCTGCGAAAGCCATCGATATACTTGCCTTGTATGATTACCATAACCACTAATTGAAAGCAAAGGGCCTCTGACACAAATATTCATTTTATTTCCTCACAAACAACTCTATTGTATTTGTCTTTCCAGTTTTCAAGCATATCTTTTAAAGTTTCATCCCACATATCAATTGTATTTTGAAAATTAAATTCACTGTCGACATAATCAATAACTTTTTGGCTTAATTTTTCTCTCTCATCGGGTGTCATCTTATAAATCTTTGTTATCCCGGCTGCGACGTCCTCGTTGTCAACATAATCTTCATAAATGTAAGGTACTTGCTGTGAACCTACAAGGCTACGGAGGGCAATATCAACTGCAGCTCCGTTCTCACTCCCATCACGATGATCGACAACCTGTCGAGTAAGACCACCGGTCTTTGCAGCGACTATTGGCGTTCCAGTTTGCATTGCTTCAAGGGTAGCCAGACCAAAACCTTCGGCATATGACATATTAACACAAACATCAGATATATTATGCAACACATTTATCTTTGAAAAATCAACACGGTCGGTGGAAAACACCACCTGTTCCGCTATGCCAAGAGCTTCCGCGGCTGCAAATAAATTTGGTCCTTCATTATCTTGTGGGTCCGTGTGAAGTACTAATAATGCATCTGGCTTATTACCATCGATAGTGTTGCTTTCAATAAAAATTTTCCATGCCACAAGCAAGTCATTTGGGCGTTTACGGCGAGCATTTCTATTCATCCAAAAAGCAACAAAAGTATCCTTCTTATTATAACCAAGGGCTTTTATTTTTGCATCTTTAATATCACTGGCAGGCATTTTATAAAACAAGTCTTTTGGAAGAGCATGTGGAATAAAGTTTACCTTGCCTGGAAAGTGATCTTTTATGAGTTCATAGGTCATATGACTATGGCAATTAATTAAATCAGTCGCCTCATAATAAGATGAATTGAATTCTGGGTATGGGCCATTATCCCATACATGCCAATACGCAATTGGGCACTGCTGATGTATCTCATCTTCAATCTGCCACAGCCAGACGAAAAACCGAGGGTCAGTAAACAACATAATGAGATCTGGTTTTTCTGCAGCTATTGTTTGACGAATCATGTCAACAGTGCCAAAACCGTCAACAGGCTTTATGACAAAATCCTCATTAACCGAAATAACGTCGTAATTATTGTGCTTAATTGCAGCACCAAATTGTCTGACCGTCCAATCACCTTTTTGAATTAAGCCATTGATCAAATGTCGGCTTTGAACACCTACACCTGACGTGCTTAAAGCATGATCAGATAACCACAATATCTTTTTCTTCATGAATTAACACTCCACCACACTAAAAATAACAAAAAAAAGTTACCCGTAAATCTATGTGCAATGTTCAGTGTTGTAAAATGGACAGTATTTACATGAATTTCTATTTTTCAAATAAAGGCCTGATCTTACTGACTTCAGCATGCTCCTCAAAAGCTTTTCAGCTTTCTCTTCTGTTTTAGGACCAACGGATACCTTAAAAATGTCAACAGGGTTTTTCTTTGCACCTCTTTTCAGAAGTACAAACCCTGCACCAACATTATTACAATCATAATCAAACTTAGTTCTCCAGAACTTTTTGTACAATGCAATTTGAGCATGAATTAAAAAATCTTTTCTTTTCCATGCATTCCAACCATAAGCAGGTGCTGTCTTCCAGTCTAAAATCCATACCTTACGCTTGGTCTTTCGATAATCGCATTCAATAACAGCATCAATAAAACCTTTAAACTTTATATCATCTGCTGGGATGGGTTCGTACAACTGGTGTTCGGCTGATATGCACTTCCAATTTGGAAAATTGGTGTCCATAAATTCCGGGATGGCACTAATAGATGTTTCAGCCCACTGAAGCCAATGAGGTAAGGTCTCCAAGATTCTTGGTTTCTCACCGCGGGCTTCGGCCTGCTGTGTTAATTTGTTAATATAATCTTCGGTATCATATCCCTTTTCCTCCCAAGCATTAGACAGCTTTGTCTTTAGCAAATCGATGTCGAGCTCTTTTGTCTTTAAAAAATTTTCCAGACAATCGTGAAGTAATATCCCGTAGTCTAAGTACTGGGATGGGTCATCGGTCTCTATTTTATCAACATAGGTAAGTTTATGACGGTAAGGGCATTCCTTCCATGTTCTAACTTCGGAATATGATACATGCGGTTTTTCTGTTGGAAACATAAAATAATAATATTTGGTACAGTATCATTGTACATTAATATGAATTAATCACATCTTTCAAATCATGTTTAGGTTTCCACAAAAAATGGCTGGAAAACTTATGTATATCTGCTTTAGTTTCTAACAGCTCTGATTTCCTCAACGGAATATTGGCTGACATTTCAGAAATATCTTCTTGCTCTGCAACCATTTGTGCCACTTGATTTATTGAATAGTTTTTTCCTGTACCGATATTATAAATTTCAAAGAGGTCAGCAGTGTGATTATTTTTTCTAAAACCTGCTGCAATATTTGCAGCAGTGACATCATCAATGTATGTGAAATCTCTGCGCTGTTCTCCAGTGCCAACAATCGTCATTTTTTCGCCTGTTGAAACTTGCCTCTTAAACAATCCTATGACAGGTGCATAATGACCCTTAGTAGGCTCTCTGGGGCCATACACATTAAAGTACCTAAGAACCATTGTTTGTAACCCATAAGTTCTAGAATAGAACTCACAGAGTCTTTCACCAAACCACTTAGAAAGTGAATAAGGAGTATTAAGTTGTGGTTCCATATCTTCTTTGAAAGGTATTGAATTATCATACCCATATAATGATGAAGTGCCGGCATAAATAATTTTGCAACACTGGCTTTTAAGGGCGAAGTCAAGCACATTTTGAGTTCCAATAACATTGACATGTGTTGCCCCTGAGCGGTTATCAAATGTGGGCTGAATTCTTGACCTTGCAGCCATGTGGTATATTATATCAAACCCACCAAGCTGAGATAGTTTATAACCTTCGCTTGCTATATCGAAATGATAATATTCGGCTTTATCATTAAAGTGAAAATAGTCATTTTCAGGGGCCGACATATCATCAACTACTGTGACATGGTGACCGCGATTGATGAGTGCATCAACTGTGTGGCCACCGATAAAACCACACCCACCAGTAACAAGAACGTCTTTATATTCTTTAGAACTCATAATCAAAATACTCTATATCTTCTTTACATTTTTCATAAATAATGTCCCGGGATGAGCTAGAATAAAATTCCCTGTAATGTGGTCGGCTTTTGTGGATCGGTAACAGTGTCTTTGGGTTTCTATTATTAGCGGGTGTGTCACCACAAGATTTTGGCAGATTATCGTAACACATTTTCCCATCAGTTATCTTGTTTATCACGTAATTTACATCTTCTTTGTAGTTTTCAAATCTACCGATAAAATCAACTGCTATTTCTCCTGTGTCCGGATCTTTAAGCCAGTCAATTTGGTTTTTATAATCACCAGGTGAAACTTGAAAATCTGATGCATTTTGATATTTTTCAACAAACTTTTCAAAATGATGATCACACTGATGCATATGTGCCCTGTGATAAAAAAGTGAAGCAACTCTGTCCCAAGGGTTTCTGACAAACGAAAAGATAAAGCGATTAGCAAGTTGTTCAGGTGTTATTAGGGAATATTCACTAGAATTTGCTAGTGCCTGGTATACATTATAACCTTGATGATCACGGCCATGAACTGTTACCGGCATACTCCCTCTCTCAAAACCAAGATACAATTCCGACAGTGTGGTTGTTCCTGTTTTTGGGATTGAAATAAAGATATAATTGCGTAAGCTTGGCCCAGGTGCATTGTAATGCCGCGCGGCGGCGGCCATATGTCTTTCAGGGTGATTTTCATATGGGCGGGACGGGCAAGACACAGCTAGTCTCCTTTTTCAATTCTATAACTATCGGAATCAAAGTGTTGTGTCGAAAATTCAAAAAGTTCCGAATCCTCCAGTGCAATCATCCTATGACGCAAGCCTCGGTACACGTGAAAGTTATCTCCTGGTTTTAATATTAGCTCTTCAGCTTTAGTAATATCATCAGAATCTGAATATTTTACCAACATCTTTCCAGACTGAAGATAGAAAACTTCATCTTTTAATCTGTGAACATGCCACGAACACTTCTTTCCCTTATTGAAAAATAGAAGCTTTCCGCAATATTCTGGGCCGTTGCATATCCACCGCTCCCAACCCCAGCCTTTGTCGACATGATTCATTGGAAGCTCAATTGTTCTTGGTAAAAATCGTTGTTTATCACTCATTGTTATATTTTCCCTTCTTCTTTGAGAGTATCATAAAAATCAGCCCTAAGAAAAGCTACGTCGCCGGCACTAAAATTAAATGGTATATAATAGTTTTCATTCATCCACTGACTTATTTCATCGATATACGGGTTCATATACTGAGATTTTGACATGGTGCCATATTCCAATGTGTATAATTCAAGTGTAATTATAATTGGGCGACTTTTCATTGTTTTGATGACATAATATTCATTTCCTTCTACGTCAGCTGCAAGTAAACCAATATTCCCAGTATCAACGTCACCGAAAGAAAAACATTTGGCAGTAAATTCAGCTTGAGGCCTGCCGTCCCCTTCAGAAAAATTTTGAACGTTTGGAGAGAGGACTCCATCCTCATATGTTGAGCCATCCTTCCAAATCATTTTTTTTGTTCCGGTGGTATCACTAATCCCAATATTATAAATCTTAACATTTTCGAAGTGACCAAAAGAATAACTTAATGTTGCGCATACTTCTTGACGGACATCAATGAGAGAAAATGTGGTTGGGTGCCACGAAGGAAGCGGTTTTCTGTGACCTATTTCAACCATACAAATTTCAGAATTCACCCTTAATATTTCATCCCTAAACTGTGATTGGTATGGATAGCTGCTGCCTACTTCAACGGCATGCCCCACAGTTGGATACCCTACCGAATGGAGAAACATGAACGGATCAAATTCTCTATTAATCTGCGCACTTTCATCTGCAACTTTTATACTTTTACCAGCCTGGTAAGCGGCTATCAACTTCTCTCTTTTAGAAGACACTATACGACGCAAATTAAATGAAGAGTTGTCGCTAATCATAACTCCCTCATATAAAACCAGTCAGACTCTGTTACACCTTCAAAATTATATTTAAACATCTCTAAATCTTCAACACAAAGCTGGGCTACAAAATCAATCATCTCTTGAGTATAGTGGTTCTTATATTCATCAACAACAGCCGTCTGGTTCATTCTGTGTTGATGTATATAAAAACGATCTGTACCTAAAAGGTCACCCAAGGCCGGGGAACCAACTGTTTGCATATCCTCTAATCTAAAAATAAAATTAACCAAATTATCTTCAGCATCAAAGACCCATGACTTTTGGCTTCCTACTGGATCATTGGGAAACGTCTCTCTGGCCAGGGCACTTTGCCACGGAGACTTGCACCCTTCTAAAACCCACTTCTCAAAAGAACACTCTTTCTTTAACCACTCTTCATAATTCCATATTGAATAGAGTCTAGCATATGGGTTTCTAACGACTGTAAACTAAAAAATATCATTCCATGCTGATTCGCCAATTATTTTTTTACACCACTTTGCCGAATAATGATCCCACCAATCAGGAGGTGATTGAAACAGTGCATTTTTCAGATGGGGTGCCGAATTTCTAAAAGTCGCAGCCTCCATTGTGGCGTTATAAAGAGATCGGTTTAAAGATGCACTCCCAGTTTTTGGAATTCTAATATATGCATATCTACACCTTACTTTTTGTAAACAACTTAAAAGCCTTTCCTTACCTTCCCGTAGTTCGTTTTCATCATTTAATGTTGTAACACTAAACATAGGTACCTCGTTTATCCTAACTTGTAACTTATCAAGCAAAACATATTATTGCTCCGAATGCTGTGAAAAAAAGTGTATATCATGCATACCCTTGTCATCAACATAGAGATCGCCGGCAGGTTTGCCCATAAACAACGAATGAAACTTTACGCCCCAGCTATTCAATTGTTCACGGGTTGATTTTCCAAAAAAATCCCAAGCAAATGCTTGTGAATTACTAGATCTTCCCATTCCACGAGCTGTTTGAAATATAATTGTATTTCCTTCGTCAAAAAGCTTATTTACAATCTCTATTCTATCTTTAAGCGGGAGAGCCTTTGAATAGTCACCGTCTGTAACTTTTGTACAAACAGTACCATCAATATCAAATACGTAAACCATTATTAACCCTCAATATACTGATCAACAAAATCACCTTCCCAATAAAACCAACCAGTGTTTTCAACACCATCGAATGTATAATGAAACGCTTCAAGATCGTCTTTGCAATTCTTTAAAACAAATTCTTTCATTTCATCATCATAGTGCTTTTTATACTCGGAAAAATGTGATGTTTTATTCATGTGCTGATTACTAAACTGAAAATCTTCATCAGCTATAGCCTTAAACATTGGCACACCAATAAGATCTAATTCTTCAAGCCGGCAAACAAAGTTAACTATGATATTATCTTCTTCATCAGTTATCCAGTTCTTCTGGCTTGTTATTGGATTATTTGGACATAACACCTTGTGGTGTTCTTTGTTCCAACCATAAGGAGTACCGCCAAGAAGCCATTCTTTAAACGTATATGTCTCTCTAGATATATCGTTTGATTTCCACAATGAATACAACCTTGCAAATGGATTTCTAACAACTGCAAATTTTATTGACTTGTCCCAAGACTCAGTACCAAGCGAATCCCGGACCCAAGTCGCTGGATAATGATCCCACCAAACACCTTCACCTGGCGCTTGGAGAAATTTTGTTGTGTTGTCTTTTCGTTTTTTTTCTTTTGCAAATTTCGTGACATTAAACAATGCCATGCTTAAAGATGCAGAACCGGTTTTAGGAATACGAATGAAAACATATCTACCTGCTACAATATTCTTATGCAACCAAATAAGCTTTGACCTTATATCTTCTACGGTCTCATTCATACATCATCGCCTTCAGACACTGCACCTTTTATTTTTGCCCAATCAATTTTTTTTCTAACTACTTTATTCCTTTCCCAGGCTGCACTTAGAATGAGTGGTTCAAGATCATTATCTAAAAAACACTGCATAAACGCGTTTATGTCTTTTGGGAAACACTTTCCACCGAATCCAAAATCGCCGTCATGCCCCGGGACATCGATATGTGAATTACCAATTCTACCATCCGAAATAAAACCATTTAGTACACCATCCCAGTCACACCCAAGCTTGTCAGACAGTAACCTAATCTCATTCATAAATGAAACCTTTGTAGCAAAAAAACAATTACATGCATACTTTATCATTTCAGCTGATTTTGAATCAGTGCAAATTATCTTTGTGTAAGGAAAACGATCTCTATAAAGTTCGCTAACAGATATGCAGTCTAATTCATGACCACCAATGACTATTCTACTGGCGTTAATAAAATCTAAATTTGCTGAACGTTCTGTAAGAAATTCAGGGTTAAAAACAATTCTTAGTTGTGGATATTTCTCGTGGTATCTCTCTGTTGTTCCGGGAATTACCGTTGATTTTATTATGAATACTATCTCTTCATAAGAAAAATCTGAAGTTTTTTCAACTGACATTATATCATCAAATACGCTGTCAAGAATTGTCAAATCTATTTTTCCGCCTTCTATACGCTCCATTGGTGTTGGAACTGACACGAAAACAAAGTTTGAAAAATTAATTACATCATGTAGAGTATCAATCGACTTTTTAGGGTCTTTATCAAATACCCTGACTGTTGAATGGAGTGCAAAGCCGGCTGCAATTGCCGAACCAACAAAACCATTCCCAATGATTCCAATACTTTTCATTTAATCCTCTAAAAAATATTAACTAACTCTTAGGTGTTTTTCAATAATTTGAGACTTATCAATGTACTTCTCGGCTAAATTGTACACACTTTCAGGTGATGGAGTGCTAGTTTTTAACATTTCGACGTCAACACAGAATGGGTTCCAGCAATACTTGTATCTAGAAAAATTTTGATTAGGATTACTGGTCCAAACTATTTGTGGACATCCCGACAAAGTAGCTAGATGCATGGGTCCAGATGAAGGACCTAATATACATCTTGCCGATGAAAGCAATGCTACAGTCTGCTCGAGACAATATCCCCTTGCATCAATTGTACCATCCAAGTGTAATGATTCTTCCTTTCTTCCAATGCATGCAATTGATGTGCCTTTTGGGAACATGTTCACTAATTCAGCCCAGGCTGTAGCCGACCAATTATCTATTTTTCTGATTTTTCTATTTCTAGCGTGAATAACAACATCTACATTACGGCGGCTGTGGCTTCTGTATAACCTGTATTCAGGTGTAACGTCACCAAATCCTGGAATTGAAACCGGTGCTCTCCAGTGATCGTATGGTGGATTACCAATTTTTGAAGGTTGAAGCCAACTCCATTGACATTCATTTAATAGCTCCAAAGGAACTGTTGTCTTCAAGAACTCAATTACATTAAATTCACCAACATTAGAATTCATATGAGAATCAACAACACCACCCTCTGGAGGTTCAAATGGAAGATATTCATCACAAAAATCAGAATACAAAAAATCATTTCCAGGCCTGGAAATAACAATAACTTTCTGATATTTTCTAGATATTGACCGACAATATGCTTGCCATGAAAAAAGCTCCCAACCAAATTCACCAACCCACGGACCAAAAACTATTCCTTGTTTTGACATTATAATATTCCTTCCCAGTGAGCAATCATTTCGTCTATCATTGTCTCAAATGTATATTCAGGCTTCCAGCCTAAAATTTCTTTTGCTCTTGCTGGATCACCTTTCAAATAGTTTAATTCTTCAGGACGAAGGAACCTTTTGTCTTGAGTAACATAATCATTGTAGTCCATCCCTAGTTTACTAAATACTGTCTCGCATAAATCACGTACAGAATGTGTTTCTCCTGTTGCAACTACAAAATCATCAGGTACATTATGATTTGTTATCATATGCATTGCCTTGACATAGTCTTTTGCATGACCCCAGTCTCTATAGGCATCCAAGTTTCCAAGGGCTAATTTTTCTTGTAATCCCTTTTTAATCGATACAGCACCTTTAACCACTTTATTAGTCACAAAATTTGAGCCGCGGCGTGGAGATTCATGGTTAAAAAGAATTCCGTTACAAGCATGTAAGCCATATGCATTTCGATAATGACGTGTTAATTGATACCCCATTACCTTAGAGCAACCATAAGGGCTCACTGGATTCATAGGTGTTGTTAAGCGCTGAACATTGTCATCATCAATTGAATTACCAAACATCTCAGATGAGCTAGCTTGATAAAATTTAGCTGTTGGACACAAAATTCGATATACTTCAAGCAGATTCAGCACACCAAGCGCATTCGTCTTTATTGTAAACGCCGGCATGTCAAAACTAACTCTCACATGACTCATTGCTGCCAAGTTATAGATTTCATCAGGCATTATCTTTTGAACTAGAGATATTAATGAGGGATAATCGTTTAAATCACCATAATGAGTATGAATTTTTTGACCAAGTTTGTGAAGACGAAAATTTTGATTTTCTGCCACTGAATGTCGGCGAACAATACCATGTACCTCATATCCTAACTCTAGCAAATATTCCGCCAAGTAACTTCCATCCTGGCCAGATATTCCAGTTATTAATGCTTTCTTCATTTATCAGAATCCCTTTGTTGCAATATTGGTTCATCAGTTGGCCAAAATATATCTAAATTTTTATCATTCCACAAAATTGTAAACTGATCACTGGCATCTTGATATGAACCATCATACGCAAGCTTATATAAAACTGTTGCTGAATTTGACATCACCAAATATGATAACCCAATGCCAGGCGGTAAAATAATACTTTTCTTATTTGTGTCTGTTAGCATAATCCAGCGCCATTGGTGATAGGTCTTTGCTGATGGCCTGTTGTCTACTATCACACAGTAAATTTCGCCACTCAAGCAACTTATCATTTTCGTGGTATTAAAATCTCCATGAATTCCTCGCAACGTATTTTTTCTAGATATCGTTGCCTTATCATGGTTAAACTTTAAACCATCATTATCTTCCTTGTATATTGTCCAATAATGTCCCCTAAAATCTTCGTAAAAATCAGGTTCCAACAACACAACGCCATCGAAACATTCATCATAGATTCTTTGTTCAGGATTACTCATAATGGCTTTGCAGTTTTGTTGACAATATTTGATATATGTTCTATGTCCGAAGTGTCAATTCGGTGGTTGTTTGGAAGATACAACCCAAATCTATGTACCAAGTCAGCATTTTCTAAAATTTCGGCACCGTATCTACTTACAAAAAATGGTTGTTTTGCCATTGAGCCAGCGATTAAAGGTCGATTTTCAATACCGTTTTCATTCAGCTTAGAAATAAGCTCTTTTCTATTCTTACAAATAACGGGATAACAAAAGTTTGACACGAACGAATCGTCTTGAGTCTTTGGTTTCCATAAGTCATTTGAAATATTCTTTATATAAGAATTAAAGTTATGACTTCTGGCTTGTGATACATCATCGGCATAATCCAGCTGACGTATTCCTAAAAATGCCTGTAAATCTGTTGCCCTTAAATTAAAACCAGGGTAATGAAAAGTATATTGAGATGCAAAATCAGAAACTGACCAGGCTGATTGTTTTTGCTTTGCAAAGTCATCATCACAATCACGTAACCAACCATGACTTCGAATACTCAATAGAACATTATAAAATTCAGTATTATTTGTTGCGACAATTCCACCCTCTATTGTAGATAGATGATGGCCAAAATACGTGCTAAACGTTGATGCAATTCCAAAATTTCCAAGCTTCTTTTGTTTATAAGAGCTACCAAATGATTCACAGGTGTCTTCAACTAACGTAACTTTATATTGCTTACAAAGCTCAACAACCTTATCCATATTTGGGACTATTCCAAGTACACTAACAAATATTAAGCATTCAGGTTTTTCTTCATTACAAATTCTCTCAAAATGCTTTAAATCAATAGAAAGATCATCTAAATTACAATCGCATAAAATTGGTGTTAACCCAAGTTGCATGACTGGTGCTAAATCTGTCGCCCAACTCACTGCCGGCACTACAACCTTTGCATTTCGACTAATTTTTCCTGATTCGACCAGTGCAGACAAGGTAAGCAAGTTCGCCGAAGATCCTGAATTGACAAAGACGGCATGCTTCGTACCCAACCACTCAGCCCACTTATTCTCAAATTCAACTGTCAGTGGACCCTTGGTTAGGCGTGGGTATGTTTTTAGCCATTCAATTAAATCATCTACATCTGAATCTCTAATTGTATCTTGAACTAGTGTATACATCTTATTTCCTGCAGTGGAATAGCAGCTTATAATCTTCAGGCTTTGCGAAATCTAATAATTTTTGTTTACCAAAACCAGATGAAACACTAGCCACAGTAAATCCAGCAATATTTAAGCAATCATAAATTGTTTTTGGTGTCCACAATGTCATTGTAAGGTTATCTTCCCACAGCTTATCAAATCCTTTTGATGCGATTAAGCTATATTCTATATCAACTGTCTGTTTGAATGGATCTACGGTAGGTGTAAGAGTAAGGGTGTCTCCACTATAATTTCTAACTTCTTTTTTAGGATGATCCCTTATCGCTGCATAACCATTCCAGCAATCAAAGATAAAATGTGAGTCTTTCTTTAATACTTTGTTAACATTCTTAAAAAATGTAATTAATGACTCTGTATCCAGCAAGTGATTTATTACGCTAAACAATGAAACAGCTACATTATAATTAGACGAATTTTTACTTGAAAAACTGTCCAAAGATTCTGCATAAAAACTAACGTTAAGCTTTTTCTGACGTGCTTTCTTGATCATTTGAGCATTAACGTCAATACCTTCATACTTTACTTTTTTATTAAAAAATTTAGCATGATTTCCAGTACCACACCCAATGTCAATTACGCTTAAGCCAGAATTTCTCTTCTTAATTAAGCCTAAAATTTGTTGAACTTCAAGTTCATATTTTTTTGTTTCAAAAATACCATCATAAACAGCAGACATTGAATCATACACTGACATAGTTTCTCCTTAATACATCACAAATATAAGAAATTTCTTCATCAGTAATCTGTAAAAATGTTGGTAAACATATTCCACCATCATACATGTTATTTGACATTTTGAAATCTTCATCTGTATAATCATATTGATCGACAAGATCTGAAAAGCAGGGTTGCTTATGCAATGGATAGAAAAACGTTCTTGGTTCAACACCTGCTATCTTTAACTTTTCTATCACTTCACTAGATTTTAGTTGTTTATCAATTATGCAAACTCTAAAAGGTATAAACGTTGATTCTTTCATTGGTTCAAAAAACACAAAGCGGTCTAAATCACCAAGTCTTTCTTTGTATTTATTGTATATTTCTAGCTTTCTTTCCCTAATCCAACCCAATTTACCAAACTGTACAAGACCAATTGCCGCATGGATGTCTGTTATCCTAAAATTAAAACCAACTGCAGGATGAACAAATGTACCTCTGTTTATTCTACCTTGATTCCTTAAGTAAATTAGCTCTTCAGCAATCTTTTCATCATTAGTGACTACAAAACCACCTTCGCCACAAGTTATTGTCTTGTCGGCAAAGAAAGAAAATGTGCCAACATCTCCAAATGTACCTGCATGTTTTCCATTCCAGTAAACACCAAGAGCTTGGGCTGCATCTTCAACGACAACAAGCTCATGCTCTTTTGCAAAATTAATAATAGCCTCCATATCGCCACATGTTCCGTACATATGAGCCGGCATGATTGCAGCTGTGGTGGAGCTTAATTTCTTCTTACACTCTTCAATATCAATCTGTAGATTACAATCAACATCAACAAACACCGGGGTTGCCCCTACCATAAGAACTGAATTTGCTGATGCAATGAAAGTAAAGTTAGGCACAAGCACTTCATCACCAGGGCCGATGCCGGCTGCTTTTAATGCAAGATAAATTGCAAGTGTGCCATTTGGTGCGAATTCTCCATACTTTGCTCCAGTTAACTCAAGAAGCTTTTCTTTAAATGCTTTTGCTTTTGGACCTTCGGTGAACCAATTTGCATCAAAACAATCTTTTATTGAATTTAATTCTTCTTCACCAAGCATTGGCATAAATTGTGGTATTTTCATATTATCTTTCCTTTATATGATTCAACAATTTTGGCAACCTCAGGTGTAAGCTGCTGAAATGTATTCCACGCAAAATGACCGGTAGGACTGGAAGTGTAGTTATTCCACATTACATCATTAAACTTGCCTTGACGAAACATGTTAACCCATCCATAAATTGGTGTGTGCTTTGGAATAAGTTGTACTGCACCATCATTTGTCATTGCTGGCATATTTTTAACTTCATAATCCCATGGTGTCATATTTTCATGCAAATGCTTTAAAAAGTATTCTTTATTCCAGACGCCTGGCTCAACTGCACTTCGATATGGGGTAAACTGGGATAGTTTATTGAAATTTTCATTAAAGGGTTCAGATGTTCTATATTGCTTATCACTACCAAAGAAAAAACCAACCCTAGATGCCTGATCACTCTCTACTAGATGAATAGCCTCTTGAAAAAGTTCATGTTTGAATTCACAAATAGGAAACATGTCATCCCACGTAAAACAAAAATACTTTTCCTCAACATCTTCAATAAATTTTCTTATTGGCTCAGACCAGACTTTTCCTGGAAAGTCTTCTTGCGCACCGCATGACTGAAATTTAAAATTCTTTGGATATTCTTTTGTAGGTGGCTTAAAGCCTAGAACTGTCACTTCTATTGTTTCACCACCAAACATATTGAATAGTTTTGCATGATCAGCAATAATATCAACGTATTTATCACTCGTCCAGATAAAAAATTTCATTATTCAACACTCCCATTGTATTCATTAAGTGAATCAATCACATATGCAATTTGTTGTTTGGTCATTGATTCAAACATTGGAATGCTCAAACAATTGCTAGCATTAAATTCTGAGTTGGGGAAATCACCTTTTGAATGATTACCTGAAAATTGTTCTTGAAGGTGAACTGGAATGGGATAATGCATTCCACATGCTATTCCTTTTTCGCTTAAATAAGATGCCAATAAATCACGTGTTTCGCAATGGATAACAAACAAATGCCAAACTGGATTTGCACCTCCATCAACTTGCGGAAGCTCAATTAACGGATTTGTTATTTTGCTTAAATATTGTTTTGCGACATACCGTCTGGACTCAGTCCACTCTGTTATCTTATTTAGCTTTGCACAAAGGCCGGCGGCGATGATGGATGACATTCTGGCATTTGTCCCATGGGTCACATGGTGATATTTTAGTTTAGAACCATGGTTGATATACATTCTAATTCTATCGGCAACTTGAGCATCACCTGTTGTCACTGCACCGCCTTCACCGGTAGCACCTAAATTCTTTCCAGGATAAAAAGAAAATGCAGCAACATCACCCATTGATCCACAGACCTCATCATCAAGTGTAGCGAGATGGCCTTGGGCGGCATCCTCCATTAACCATATTTTATTATCGTTGCAAACATTTCTAAGCCACTCCATATCGCATGGTTGGCCATATAAGTGTACCCCAATTATACCAACTGTCTTATTGGTGATTTTCTCTCTGGCTTTGCCTACATCTATATTCCATGTTTGTAATTCACAATCAGCTAAAACTGGAATTGCGCCTAAATTCTGAATTGCTTCAATAGTTGCAATAAATGTGTTTGCCGGTACAATTATCTCATCGCCTGGTTTGACTCCCAAGCCCCACAGGCCGGCTACCAACGCATCTGTTCCGGAGCTTACAGCGATGCAATGTTTGGTGTTGCACATTTCGGCAAATTGATCTTCAAATTGTTTTACATACTTGCCCCCAACAAAACCTGCCGTATCTAGAATTTCAGCCCACATTTCCAAAATTTCATCTTTTACTTGAGCATTTTGTTTTCTTAAATCAACAAATGGAACATTCATATTAACAACCTCTTACATTAATTCTAGCTGGTACACCAACAACAGTACAATTATTTGGAACATCTTTTGTCACAACAGCCCCTGCCCCTACGACACTATTATTGCCGATTGAGATACCACACATTATGATAGCACCGGTTCCTATGCTAACATTATCTCCAATGCTTGTTTTTTCCATTAACCAATCATTACTTCCAGCAAGATCACCCTCTGAATTTACTGACTTTGGATTTCTGTCATTTATAAACATTACACCGTGACCAACAAAACAATTATCACCAATTGTTACACCATCACAAATAAATGTATGGCTTGATATCTTGCATCTTTTCCCAATTTTTGCACCAGCTTGAACTTCAACATAAGAACCTATTTTTGTATCATCACCTATCTCACAGCCATATAAGTTAACATAATGAAACACTTTTACGTTATTGCCCAAAACAACGTCTTTAGTCACTGTTGAGAAATTACCGATCATTTTTATTGCCAATCAATATTGTTGAACCGCGGTGAATTGATTTCTTTGCAGATTCTAAAAGCTGAATCGTTTTTAAGCCTTCAACACCGCTAGACAACGGAGTGCGCTCTTCAATAATAGAAGAAACAAATTCATCAACCATCAAAGCTAATGGTTCTAAATCCTCAAGTTCAACATCTTTTGTTGAATTGTCATAGTATTCAAATTTCTTATGGTTTATTACGTCAACACCCTTGTCCAGGAGCTGCACTTTGTTGTTGGCTAAATCATCCCACATAATCATCTTTTTAGTTCCCACAAAAGACATCTTTCTTGTTTTAATTGGATATAACCAGCTATTATGAACGTTAACGTGGAGGCCAGACTTGTATTCAATTGACAACATTGCATCAACCTCATGGTTATAACCAGGAATTGTTTTTCCATAGGCTCTGACCGAAACAGGTGTTTCCTGTTGGCCTGTAACATAATTGACAATTGAAATATCGTGTGGCGCTAAATCCCACAACACATTAACATCAGTCTGTAGCAATCCTAAGTTGCATCTCGATGAATTGATTTGTAAAAGTTGACCAATCTCTCCGGACTGGATTAATTCCCTTATCTTTCTAGCGGGTGCAGAATAACAAAAAGTATGATCACACATAACATTAAGATTTTTATCATTGGCCAGCCTAACAAGCTTCGATGCCTCAGAATATAACATGGACATTGGCTTTTCAATTAAAACATGCTTTCCTGATTTTAATGCTTCTCTCGCGATGTCAAAATGAGTATAAACAGGTGTTACAATGCTAACAGCGTCAATGTCATCTCTCTGCATCACATAGCCAACAGAATCTGTGACCGCAGTGCCAGGTGAATATGTGTCCCTTAGCTTGACTGCTCTATCATTATTAGAATCACAAATTAAAACCAAATTTGTTTTTGGATTATTTGCAAAATTTCTTATTATATTCTTTCCCCAATAACCTGCACCTATAACTGCAACATTAACTTTTTGTTTCATTGTTTATCTCCTCCTCGAGTATCCTGACTATCTCCAAAGCCCATTTTTCTCTATTGTATTTTTGAACCTCTTTTAAGCCAGCGTTTGCAATTGACTCAAGTTCATCTTGATTTGCCAAATAATATTGTATCTTATTCTGAAGGTCTTTTTTATCTGAAAATATTGCTAAATGCTTTTTGTCTTTAAACAATTTTTCGCGGCCGTCCCAATCAGTAGTCAACAGAAACCCACCGGCTGCAAGAACCTTGAACACTCTATCTGATGCTCCTCCTGATGTTGATATGTTTATGTTTATTCTTGATGCGCTGACGGCACGAGCATGATCAGCACCATAAGCACCAGTAATGTGAGCAATATTTGGATGAATATTCGACAACATTTCTTTTCTCGATGAATGCAGCGAACCTATAAATGAAGCGTCAAATTGCTTCTCTCCCTTAATCGGTTGATCTATTGTGTGATCAAACCCTTCATAGACTAAAAATGTATTATTATTTACTTTCTTAAAGGCATCAACAGTATTTGGTACTGCAGTTACAGCATATGTACAGCTTGATGCTTTTACAAGATAATCTTCTCGAAGAGAAGTCAGCGGATCCATGTACCAATAACAGGTTTTATATCTATCAGAGATAAACTTAATTGTATCAACAGAAAGCTCCGCACATTTTGAAAATACAACAAGATCTGGATTTTGTTCTATAACAATATCCCTTATTTCAAGATCACGATTTGTATCACCTATTAGGCGAGCTCTGTCACGAAATGAATATTGATAAACATCATGACCAGCGGATTTAAACCCTCTAGATTGAGAGTTATTTGTTGATTTACCTTCATCATCAAACACTGCAACAAAAAATATCTTCATGTTATCTAAACCTCATCAAGTTTATATTTTATATTCTGCTTTTGAGTATGCAATGGTCGAACCCTATCATATACTTCCTTACCTTTTGCAAAATAAACAAAATCAACTGGCTTGTTTATGGCTGCACAAGCATGATAAAAAACAGAATCTGGTAAGCATACGGCTGATGCCCTTCTCATAATTTCAAACTGTGTTGTAATTGGCATAGACAGTGGGTCAAAATCAATACCAAGCTCAATAAAGTGTTCCAAACCTTTATTTTTCTTTAGCCATTTTTTTCCATATCCATCAGGAAGATCTTTCTTAGGGACGCCTGTTGACGTTTGAATAAAACCAAAGCGATTGTTGCCAATGAGCTTTTCAATCATAGATTCTGCATTTTTGATATCAGCATCGCTGGTATAAATTTCGGTAGTTGGATTAACGCATGCTTTCATTCCAAGGTCTACGTAGTTAGAAAGTATTTTTTCCTTATATGCTTTGTGTCTTGGAAATGCAACTTGCACAATTCCATTTTGCTTTGCAATTTCTACACAACTGGCATAAACTTCTTTTGTTCCAGTTTCAAAATCAGGATAATCTAACCAAGCATCCTTTGTATAAAAAACCTTGTCTACATACGGATTATAGTCAAAAAACTTTGCTGACTTAAACCGCTCTAAGGTGGCAACGGACACTTTGTTCCCTGTTGCAAAATAATATTCTCTAATCGCTGGTGTAAGCAATACACAGTCACCAAGACCATGTGGGTAACATATTAACATTTAAGTAACTCCTTTACGTAATCATAAAAATCATTCTCATCGACTATTTCTTCATGTTCTCTAAACCATTTTTTAGTTTGTTTTTCTCCCCATGAGTGGAATATTGAGTATAATATATTTGCAAGCTGTTGATATTGTGGAAGGTCAGGATGTGATTTCCATCTCCATTCTGATGAGTGATAGTCACCTGGCTGAATATCATTGAAAACAGAATTTTCTAATTTAATAATTTTTCCTATATCCTCATTTGGAACCGCGACAAATTCCGACCATGATGTATACAACCAGTTTCTAACAACAGTGTAATTTATTTCATCAAAAAAACTCTCAAACTCATCGTTCAATAAATTTTGTACCCGAAGCCAAAATGAATCAGGTTTTGTTTTTTCTTTATCAATTAAAAATTTTGTTTTAGATTTATCAGTATTATCTTCAAACAAAATTACAGGTCTTGATTTTTTGATTGTATTAATTGCGCCTCTTAATACATCTAAATCAGTTCCTTCACAATCAACTTTTATTGCTGTCACTGGTGATGTCTCGCTTTCTAAAAGTGCATCTATTGTTGTTGTTGGTACTTTATGAGATGCAACACCCAAATCTTCCACTGAATATGTAAAACAACCTGCTGTTGCAGATTTAGTATTAAAATCCCAGCCTTCACAAATTGATGGTACATTCACTAATTTTACTTTGTCAGCAATTTCATGGCTGGTCAATGCGGCATTTACAGTCAATGCTGCAGGATTTAAGTTATTTTCAATATTGCGGGTGAGACAATGATATATTTCAGGCAAAAGCTCGATAGAATAAAATTTTGATTCTATATTCTCATCGAAAAGTGCTTGACCCACCGGTACTGTTACTGTTCCAATGTGGGCACCAGCATCAACGAAAATTGCAGGATGTTCTTGTGATCTTGATGATGATGTTCCTGTTAATCCATCCCACTCTACGGCTACAATTTCCTTTAACCATGTAGCCCATAACATCACTTTTATTATATGCACAGAATGCGGTTCACCGATAGCTGTAAGGCCAATGACACCAGATACTTTTGGGTTATCACCACCAACTGACTGTGGTGCGAATTGTGCTGGTACAGTCCAAACTCCAATATCATTTGTAACTTCAATGAATTCACATGTCTTATCCATCTTGTTAAATTCCAAATAATTTTTCATTTAGTTGAGATATTTCTTCATCTATATAAGACCACAATTCCTCCTGGTCATGATACTGTTTCCATCTTTCCAAGACCTTCATAGACTGAGCTTTTTCATCAAATTTTTGTCTATCAAAAGAGCTTCCACTACCAAAATTCATAACAGTATTTAAACCGTTATCTGTGAAATGCAAATTTAGATCTTTGCATATTTTCTTTCTATATTCTACGCTTGAAAACCATTCATCAAACTTTATGACATACCAGTCATTTGTATTATCAAGAGCCGCACGTGCATGTTGTTTCCACAATTTCATTCTTTCAACAAGATAGTCCGCAACGTCAGTGGCACCAGCATCCGGAGGATCAATCTTTCGCTGCAAACAAGAGCCAACAAAATTTGGTGCACTTCGAACCAAAAGTATTTTTTGCCTATTTCCAAGTTGCGGAAATTTGTCAAAACTTTTCTCATCATAAACATTTAAGTCAAAATCTTCAACGTTATAAATGCAAGACTGAACGTTATTAAATTCATTGTTAGTGAATGACGTATAGAAATCCTGAACGAGTTGCTTGCTTTTTCCTAAATCTAATTTCCAATCATGAAAATAATTCTTTATTGTATGATTGTGCTCGGCCGTGTTCCACATATAAAATACAGCCATAGCATCTTTCATTGGTAGTAGTTTCCCTTGATCCCACCCAACATGACAATCATTAAAATGTATTGCATCATGTTGATTTTGTTGTGCGAGCCAATTGACAACGCCATGCTGGCCTGATCTTTTCATGGCTGCAACGAAATATGCTTTCTTCATTTATTCTCCAATTCACCGTTATATTCGACGAGATGTGCTGATAGATAATTGCGCGGGAAGTTGCCTTTACGCAGTGTGAATAAAACATCTGTATGCCCTGTTGTTTCAACAAGAGACACATACTGCTCATTAATCTCATTGGTCTTAACATTACATTTGGAAGATGATGCAGACGCAATATATCCCATACGTCTTAAAAGTTCTACAATATGAGCCCAATAACAGTGAGAATTATCTTCGGCAACAAAATTTAATTCAATGCTTATAAACCAAAACTGTCCAGATAACAATGATAAAATTGCGCCTCTTAATGCTTCAAGCTCTGCACCTTCAATATCCATCCATAACACAACGGGTGTTCTTGGAAAAGGCTCCAATATACTATCAACTGTCACTGTATCTACCTGTTGTTGTAGATAATGTTGTTGATTTTCAGGCGAGGCATTTAACCAAAAATCAGACTTTCCATCACGGTGACCCATCCATCCCTGCACTGTTCCGTCATGGGAAGCAACGGCCGCGTTGGTTAGCTCACCTGGAAATTTATCTTTTAAAAAATTGTACCGATCTGTTTGTGGTTCGAATCCTAAAATTTTCATTTTTGGACATCTATCACTTACAACCCAAGCTTCAGTACCCACCATTCCAGGACCAAGTGTTAAGAAAATGCCATCTCCTGTCGTGAATTTATTGATGCTATCACACACCAAATCTGCCCACGGCCTTCCGGTCCAGTCGTCAGTTTCAGCTAAAACCCTATCCCAATCTCTGTTCATGTAATATCTTCCGCCTTTAAGGCATATGTGCCTTTTTTCTGCACTGCTATTGATGCACACTTATTTGCAAATGAAATGGACAATTTAACATCTTTAGTAAGGACGTGAAAAATTGAAAAAGCAACTAAAAATGTATCACCAGCCCCTGAGACATCGAAAACTTCTACAGTGTTTGCTGGATAAAATTTATTTTTATATTTTGCTCCTTTCCCTCCCAACGTTTCGATAACGTCAGAATTTGTACCGACTGTGTGAGCAGCTACTTTGTACTCTTTTTGATTTAATTTGATAATTGCATTTTTAAAACAAGAAATATCTTGTTTTTTTGAATCGACATATATCTTATTGTGTAATTTTTCAGTAAATCGAGTAATATGGTTTTTTTGTAAAAAACCTTTGTTATAATCAGATAGAATTATTATATCATAATTTTTTGTAAATTCATTATTAAGCTCCTGTGTTTCACCAGGTACAAAGATATCATCTTTACGGTCGACCTTAATGTGCGTATCAAATCTCATTATATGTTGATTACTTTTAATATCGACATATCTTGTCTTTATAACTTCGGTGGCTTGTGTTATAAGCTTCACATTTTTTGAAAATGCCATTGCATTTTGAGCAACATTACCTGCCATTCCAGGCATTTCATTTGTTTTTATATGGTTTAATACTGGAACTGGTGCTTCAGGGGATAG